CGTATTGAGGAACTTGTTCTTCTACGGTCGTGAAACCTTCGACTTTTATCGTTCGAAGATGCAGACAGCAGCACCCTGGGCGAATCTCATTAGCTTTGCACCACTTGCTTCATCCTTTCTGGAGATCGGAAAGGTTGTCGATCCCACCGGCGCGTTTACTTATTCTAAGACAATGCGTCGAGATCCTACCGCCCTTTATCGGGAGGTTGAGCGTCTCATTGCTGCACGTTCGAATATTGCTATTGCTTCTGAGGAAGCAGGCACCATCGCAGACAGCCTTGATTTGACCACCATGAGTTCTGATTCACTTTCACACTCTCAACCAGTAGCGCCGCAAACTACTCAAACAACGGCAACAACCGGCACTCCCGCTAACATTGACGACTCTCAACCCGTCGTCACTGCCAAGATGGGTGTCACTCTTTCTGAGCAACAGCAAGTTGTGATTAAGAAGCCAGTTGACGGCAACGCGTATAGGGCGGACACCAACACCTATCGCGCGGAGGCCCACTTGAACGAAACCGACTGGGATCTCGAGAAGATGCTTCTTCGCGAGAATCTAGTCGGTGCCTTTCCGTGGTCTCTCACCGACGTCGCTGGCTCTGAGCTCAGCATTTCTGGAACTGGATCGGCGCCCACTGACGTGCCCCAGGACCTGCTCAAGAATGACATCGTCGCGGCACCTTTTATGCGCTTCCAATGGATGCGTTTTGAGGAGTGCCTTGTGCGCTTGCAAATCACAGCGTCCCGCTTTCATCAGGGGCGCCTCTTGGCGTACTTCGTCCCCACTATGATCCCCAAGGCCTCTCTTGGAGCCGCGGCGATCTATGGCCCCACTCGTGCCACTCAGGTACAGCATCTTTTCCTGGATCCGGCTAATGGATTCGTGGGCGAGATGTCTCTACCCTTCCGCTATCATAAGGGTTTTATTGACCTTGTGTTTGGAGATGTTCTAGGACAACTTCGAGTGCAGGTGCTCAATCCCCTACAAGCGGCAACAGGCGCATCCACATCTGTGGAGGTCAAGGTCTTCGTGTCATTCAAGAATGCGATGTTCAAGGTCCCACGTCCCGGAGGTACATCTTTCGAGACGCTCATGGCCATGGCGCGCAGAACTGGATTGGAGGTCGTCAAGAAGGGCGACTTGGACGAGACAAAAGCTCTCAAGGAGCAACTCGCTAAGCTCAAGCGACACACGCAGAAGCTCACTGCAGAGAAAAATGAGCTCGACCGCGAGGTTTCACAACTTCGTCGACGTGTTAGTACATCTGACATGTCTGACGTCATTGTGGTCGAAGAGCAATCAGGCACTTTCGCTTCGCTCGGCAAGGGCGTTGGCGGCGAAATCGACAAGATTGTCGAGAGCGTGTTGCCTCGTGAGGTGACTGGTGCTATCGCAGGCGTCCTCATGGACAAGCCAGCGGTCACTGAGTTCCCAGAGGTGCTCGCACACAAGGATGCTCAATACATGACGCCGTACAGAGGCGTTGAGAAACTTGAGCGAATGACTGGAGAGCCTAGCGCTCAGAACTTGACTGCCGATCAGTTCGGCACGCCACTCGATGAGATGGATATGAAGTATCTCTTGAAGAAGCCGACGTATCTGACCACGTTTAACTGGTCATCTACACAGACTGTCGGTACGATTTTGTACCAGACTATCAA